CCTATCCCTAAAGTCGGAGATACCATCACATATGCAAAGTATGCCGGATTGATTGTCAAGGGCGCTGATGGTCGTGAACTGCGGCTAGCTACTGACAAGGACATTACCGCAATTGTTCAGGGAGAATCAAATGAGTGAAGCTATTGAGGAAGTTGTGGGCGAAGGAATAGATGCATCCGCTGAAATTATCGCAGATGAAAAGATCGAGCCGTCTCAAGTTGAGCAAAAAGCCATTAAAATGGGATGGACTCCAAAAGACCAGTTCAAGGGTGATCCAGCAAAGTGGCGACCCGCTGAAGAGTTTGTTGAGCGTGGCGAGAATATGCTGCCAATTGTTAAGGCACGCATGGCTCAGCAAGCAACAGAGATTAAAGAATTAAAAGACGCCATGAAGCAGTTTGGCGAATATCACACAAAGACAGAGCAGCGGGCATATGAACGCGCTTTAACGGATCTTCGTGAGCAACGTGCGCAGGCAATTGCATCTGGTGACGGTGCAACTTTTGACCGTGTAGATGAGCAAATTGAATCTCTTAAAAAAGAGGTTGATGAAAAGAACAAATTTACTGAAGTAAAGCAAAATACAGATAATGATCCTGTATATGTTGAATGGCTCGGACGCAACAAGTGGGCAACAGATCCAGCAATGGAGAAATGGGCTTATACACATGGCAAGTATTTGATTGACATTGGCGAAGCTGAGTTAGGTATCGATGTATTTGAGAAGATTACAAAAGCAGCAAAGATCAAGTACCCTGAAAAGTTTGAAAATCAGCGCAGAACAAGCGCACCATCTGTTGAGGGCGGTGTGCCAAAGCAGCGCAGCGGTGGAAAGAGCTATGCTGATTTGCCTGCTGATGCAAGAGCTGCTTGTGAACGTATGGCAAAGAATGCATACAGCGGAGACGAAAAGCAAGCAGCTAAGTTTAAGGCTGAATACGTTAAAAACTATTTCGAAGGGGCTTAATCATGGGACGACCAACACGCGAAGAACAATTAGCACGTAATGAAACAAGGGAAGAAATAGGAAGAAGCGCACGAGTACCATTGGGTGTCGCACGCTCCAAGTTGTCGGTTCCGGTTCGTCAAGGTTATAAGCGCCGGTGGGTGAATGATACTGAAGGCAGATTGATTAACGCCACAAATGGCGGTTATGAATTTGCAACAGATCAATCATTGCAAATTGGCTCTCAGGATATTGATAATCAGAATCGAGACCTTGGCGCACGCATAAGCCGTGTAGTCGATAAGTCAACAGGACAAAAGGCATATTTGATGGAAATTAAGGAAGATTTTTACAAGGAAGATCAGATCGTGAAAGCTAAAGCTGTCGCAGAAAAAGACAACCTTATCAAACATGGCAAATTGGACGATGACACAGAACGCTATGTCCCAGACAAAGGGCGTGGCATTTCAATCGAAACACGATAATTTTTGGAGTATAAAACATGGCTAATACAGATAGCGCATTCGGGCTAAAGCCCGTGCAACATAGGAACGGAGCGCCATACAATGGTGCATTCCGTATTTATTCAATCGCAGCAGGCGAAGGCACAGCAACCTTTATTGGTGACCCAGTGACTCTTTCTGGCACTTCGCAAACTATTAACGGCAAGATTTACAGCGATGTAGACCAAGCTGCAACTGGTGGCGTGGTAGTTGGTGTAGTTGTTGGCGTAGTTCCTGTCACTCAAGACAGCCTTCGCTATCGTGCTGCCTCGACTCAGCGCTTGCTGATGGTCGCTGATGATCCTGATTTGCTTTTTGAGATTCAGGAAGTATCTGGCGGCACAGCACTAACTGCTAATGATGCAGGCTTGAATGCTGATTTCGTAGTTGCTACTGGATCAACAGTTACAGGCTTGTCTGGTGTTGAACTGAACAACGCATCCGAAGCAGTAACTAACACACTTGATTTGCATATCGTCGGCCCATCTTCACGTGAAGACAATGCAATCGGTGAACACTGCAAGTGGCTGGTTACGATCAACCGTCATCAATTCGCTAACCAGATCGCTGGCATTTAAGGAGAAATAACATGAGTGCAATAAATACAGGTAATCACCCAAAAGCGCTATGGCCTGGAGTCTTCTCCATGTTTGGCATGTCTTACACTAACCGCGATCAATGGCGTGATCTGGTAACTGTTCAAACTTCTGATAAACACCGCGAAGAAATGGTGCAAAATAACGGCTTCGGTCTGGCGGCTGTAAAAGAGCAAGGCGCATCTATTGGCTACGATACAACCAGCCAAGGCGGTACTGCAACAGCTCTGCATGTTGTTTATGGTCTCGGCTATATCGTGACCCGTGAGGCAATCGAAGACAACCTATATGAGAAACTGGCAATGGGTCGCGCAAAAGCCTTGAAGCGTTCTATGGTTGAAACTAAAAACACCGTAGTTGGTAACTGGTTTAACCGTGGATTCGATACTAACTATCCAGTTGGACCTGATTCAGTGGCAATGTTCTCAGCTTCTCATACAAGCTCTAGCGGTCTGCAAAGCAACCTTTTGTCTACTGCTGCTGACTTGTCCGAAGCTTCTCTTGAAGATTTGGTAATACAGGCTAATGGTGCAACTGATGATCGTGGCAACAAGATCGCATTGCAAGTCATGAGCCTGCATATCCCACGTCAGCTTGAATTTGAAGCAGCTCGCATCTTGAAGTCTATTAACCAAAACGATACAGCAAACAACGCTATCAACGCATTGCGTGCGACTGGTACTTTCCCAGATGGCGTTAAGGTCAATAACTTCTTCACTGACCCTGATGCTTTCTTCGTCAAAACAGACGTGTCTGATGGCCTGACATTGTTCCAGCGTCGTGAACTTGAGTTCACTAAGGATAACGACTTCGGAACTGAAAATGCGTTGGCCAAAGCCACAGAACGCTATAGCCTGCAAATCGGTGACTTCCGTGAGTGGTACGCTTCCGCAGGTGCTTAATGTAGGATAGTAACAATTGATACTCAATTTGAAAAAGTTGGGTATTGATGGTTGTTATTTTATACAAAATAAAGTACCATGCATCACGTAATCAGTAATACCTAGGCAGAATCACCCTGTCGGCTAACTTTAGCCGTTCGATCAATGAACGATAGGATATTACTATTATGGGAACACCCACACGTTTTACCAATGGTGTAACAACCGTCCCTAAAACAAACCCGCTCGGCATGTTTGGTCTTCCAGACCCTACAGAGTGGCATGTTTTCTTCGATGACTTCGACACATATACCGCTGCTGCTTGGACTGTAACTGCTGTTGGTGCTGGCACTCAAGCGCTTACAGATATTAACGGCGGTGCACTTTTGCTGACTAATGCCGCCGCTGATAATGATTCAATTGAGCTGCAAAAGCTTGGTGAATCATTCTTAATTACATCTGGCAAGCGTACATTTTTCAAGGCTCGTTTCAAAGTATCTGACGCGACACAATCTGACTTCCTGATCGGATTGGCTGTAACTGATACCACGCTGCAAGGCGCTGTTTCTGGTGCCGGTGTAACAGATGGAATCTTCTTCAATAAAGACGATGGCGATGCGCTGCTTGATATTCAATGTCAACTGAATGCAACTACTGGACAGCTTCGCGCTGCTGGTGTTCATACAGTCGTATCTGATACGTTCCTTACTGTAGCTTGGGCATATGACGGAAAAGACGAAATAAAATATTACGTTGATGACGTTCATAAAGGATCATTGGCTGCAACTAGCTCGTATCGTCCTGACACTGAATTGACTGTAAGCTTTGCAATCATGAACGGTGAGGGAGTTGCAAAAACAATGACGCTTGACTATATTCTTGCGGCTCAAGAACGTTAATATTTAAACTTTTGAAAGGATTTATCATGTATACAAATGAATGGTTTTTAGAACAAGCCCGCCTTGGCAATCTTTATCATGCTTGCTCTGCTGGCGCGGTAACACTCTCAACAGTAAGCGCAACCCTTACCGGACTGGCTTTGTCTAACCCTAACGGATCTGGCAAAAAGCTGATTGTTAAAACAGTCAGTTTCCAGCCTTCCACCGCTCCTGCTGGTGCCGCTGTTGTTGGATTGGCTATCAGCCCAGCTCCAAGCGAAACCGCTGTGACTCATACCACTCCAGCAGTGATCCATAATGCGATTGCAAATGGCAGTAACGCGAATGTTGGCGTTGGCAAAGTTGACGTGTCTGCTACCCTGCCAGCAGCGCCTGTTTGGTTGCGTCCTATCGGTGGGGTTGTTGCTGCAAGCTCAATCACTCCAGGCAAATACACTGAAGAAGTCGGCGGCGAAATCATATTGCCTCCAGGCACTAACCTTTCATTGTCTTACCTGACTACTGCTGCAATTGGCATTGCTTCGGTAACATGGGCAGAAGTTGATGCTTAATGACATGCGCCCCTCGGGGCGTTTTTAGGAGGCATTATGGCTCATACTGTATCAGTGACAAAATTAATGGACGGGGCAAAAAATGCTGCGTTTCATGTATTTATTAAGAGCGATGGAGTGTCAGCAGACTTGACGGATTATGTAGTTATTGATCCTGCTGTTTCGTTTGATCCTGCATTTCCAAATATTCCTACCATAACCGTTGAAGAAATTTACTACGATCTTGCAGGATTTGATGCATTCATAGAGTTTGATTATCTGCTTTCTGATACCCCACTTTGGGCTATGTCAGGAAATCAATATGCAGAGGCAGAGTTTGATTGCGTTGGAGGATTGAAAGATCGTAGTAACGAGCTTGATGGAACAGGTAAATTGCAAATTACAACTAGTGGATTGACTGCGGGTAAATTTGGATCAATGGTTATTAAAGTTAGGAAGAATTAATGGCTGGTGATGAATTCATTCTAGGCGATTCTAACGCTATATGCGATGTTTGTGGATTTAAGTTTAAACAATCACAACTTCGCAATCGGTGGGATGGTGCCTTTGTGTGTTCAAAAGATTTTGAATTAAGGCATCCGCAGGACAATATAAAAATCCGTGCGGAGAAGAATAATGTACGTGATCCACGCCCAGAACCTGAATACAGATTTTTGGCCGTTGGTGAGATTACTGGTGATGACCTATGACCACTTCTGGATCAGTTGATTTTAGCGTAACCCGTGACCAGATTATAACCGCCGCACTTGAAGAGATCGACGATCTTGGAGAAGGCGAAACAATCACGGCTGCGAGGTTGGCGCAATGCACACTAAGGCTTAACTCTTGGGTCAAGTCTCTCATGGCTCAAGGGGCTAAACTTTGGGCAATGAAACAAGCAACTTTATTCCTTGAGGTTGGCGAATCAACTTATTCATTAGGTTCAACAGGTGATAACTGCACCAATACCTATGTCCAGACAACTTTGTCAACTGATGAGGTGCTAGGGTCTACTTCGCTTTCATTGACATCAACCACTGGCATGGCGGCAAGTGACAAAATAGGAATTGTACTTGATGATGGCACTATTCACTGGACAACCATAAGCGGCGCACCTGGAGCACCTACAACTATTGCAACTGGATTGGCAAGTGCGGCAACATCTGGTAATGCTGTATTTACATATACAACAAAGATTAACCGACCTCAAAGGTTAGATGTTGATGCTGCAAATTGGCATTCTCTTGCTGGGAGTGATACACCAGTTAGAATAATTTCGCGTGAAGAATACACCCGCCTTCCAAATAAAACATCGCAAGGAAAGATAGTTCAAGCTTTCTATGATCCACAGCTAGGAAATGGTGTACTTAGAGTATGGCCTACACCAGATAATGCAACGGACGTACTGCAATTCTGGTATGAGCGTATTTTAGAGGACTTCGATGCGGCTGGTGACACACCCGACTTTGCTATTGAGTGGAGTGAGGCTTTAATTTTAGGTCTTGCTGCAAGAATGGCACGCACAGCAGGGACGTTAGGTCGGCAGCAAATTGCTGAAATAAAAGCCGCTGCTGATGAGGCATTGATTATAGCAATGAATTATGATCGTTCAAATGCATCTTCATTCTTTCAACCGGATTTTGGCTAATGAAAATACCTGCATTCCTTGGCGGTACTGACGAGCAAAGATCTAAAAATCTATCAGATAACAATCTTATCAATCTTTACCCTACAACTAACGATGACGGTTCAATAGCTGCATTCTATAAGGTTGATGGGTTAAAGAGCGAAGGAACGTTGTCCGGTGTTCCTACTGGCGCATATAAGGCATCGAATGGTCGTGCTTTCTATACGTCTGGAACAGTACTTTACGAATTAACCATAGTCGCTGGCGTTTATACATCAACATCACGCGGGACGATAACCACAGCTACAAATTATGAATTCAGTGATAATGGCATTGAAATGATAATGGTCAATGGTACTGATGGATGGATATTCACGTTTTTAGATAATAGCCTTGATAACCTAATCGCAATCACTGGCGATTTTACCGTTCAGGCGGCGACCTATGCTGACGTAGATGCAACAATAACACGCATAGCTCATGGCTTGAGTATTGGTGATAGAGTTACATTCTCAACAACTGGCGCGCTTCCAAGCAATCTTTTAACAGATACAGCTTATTATGTTTTAGCTGATGGGTTTACAGTAGATTCGTTTAAAGTTGGGTTAACATTAACCGGCGCGGTTTGTACTATAACAAACGCAACGCCAGCAGTAATATCATCTGCCGATCATGGTTTTTTTCAAGGATCAAAAGTTAGATTCTTAACCACTGGTGCATTGCCATCGCCTTTTGTTGCAGGCACGATTTACTATGTAATTGCAGAGGGATTGACAAGTGGTCAGTTTAGATTATCTACAACATTAAACGGTGTAGCAATAAATACGACGACTGCTGGGTCTGGTGTTCATACCTTTAACCCTGCAATAACAATTATCCAAACAGGGACAGAAACAGTCTACATTTCACTTGAAACGGGTGCAAGTTCAACCTGTACAATTACAAATGCAAGCCCTGCTGTGGTAACTGAAGCGGCGCATGGGTTGACTGCTGGCGATATAATAAAGTTTAAAACAACTGATTTACTTCCTATTGGAATTTCACAAGGTAAATTATACTTTGTTAAAACGGTGTTAACTGCTGACACATTGACAGTTTCAGAGACATTAGATGGGACCGCTGTAAATACATCAAGCGCAGGATCTGGTGTTCATAGTCTGATTATTATTCCATCTGGCGTTTTTACTACAGAGAACCCACATACTTTTTCAATTAAAGATGTAGTTAGGTTTTCAACTACTGGCGCACTTCCTACTGGAATTACATCTGGAACTGATTATTATGTTACGGGGTACACTAATGTAGAGTTTTTTAATGGGCCTGATTTCGATAAAACATCTGTTCCATTTGTTATCCCGTGGGTTTATATCCCAAATGAATATAACCAGCCATCCGGATCTTCCCCATTATTGGTAAAAGGAACCGGAACAATAAACTCAATGCTGTTCCTTGATGCAGGCGCATCTGTTAAGTTTTTCACAAATGGCGCGCTTCCTCCTGCTTTGATAGCAGATACAGATTACTACCTTGTAAAGACCAATATAGTTGATATTTTCGGGATTGCAAAATCTCCGGGAGGGCAGCCAATATATAAAAACGTTGCATTAGGCAATGGACTTCATACTGTTATTGATAAAAATAACTTTTCAATATCACCCACTGAATCTGGAGTATTTGGCACAAGAGTTGCATTGAGTGGAACTCAAACAGGAAGTCATGCGATATTCCAAGAGACCTCTACGGCTTTTGGTACGCATACTCTGTTTAGCTCTTCTTATGGCTTCCCAGAAGGATGTTTAACTGTTTCTTACATGAACGGACGTTTTATTGCCTGTGACCCTGATACACAAGACTTTTACGTGTCAGAAGTCTTAGACGGTAAAACATGGAATGCGATCAACGTTCAAACGGTAGACTCTAACCCTGACTATGTAACCGGACAAATCGTATCTCATAATGAGTTAATCGTATTCTGCGAAAACTCAGGTGAAACTTACTACGACTCAGGAACTACGCCTACGCCATTTGTTCGCAACCTTACAGGGATATTTGAGGTTGGATGTATTACACCTTATACAATTCAAGATGTAAGCGGATCAATTATCTTCCTTGGTAACTCAAAGAATGGGAACGGGATCGTTTACAAAATGGCAGGCCTAACCCCTGTGAGAATCTCTACCTATTCTATCGAATATCAGATTCAGCAAATGAGCGATATTTCAGATGCTCGGGCTTTCGTATATCAGAAGGATGGGCATCATTTTTATGTTCTGACATTCCCTACAGGGAATAAAACATTTGTATTTGATGCTAGTACTAGTGTTTGGCATGAAAGGGAGAAATATTATTTCTCTGGTGAAATTTTAGAATCGTCTATAGGTAATTCATCAAGTGGCATTGCTTTTGATAATACTACAAATTCTGTTTGGGTTGTTAGCACTGCTGATAATACAGTATCTAAGATAGGAGTAATAACTGGAATTAAAGTTGATTATGATATTGCATTGTCAGGAACTGCAATATCATTTGATCCCGTTACAGAATCAGTATGGGTGTCAATTCCAAATGGGAATGTTATATCAAAAATAAATATAAATACAGGATCACATGTTGAATATGCAACAGGATTATTCCCGTCTTGGAGCGCATTTGATAGTGTAACTAATTCTGTATGGGTGTCAAATTATAATAGTGGGACTGTTTCTAAAATAAATGTTACAAACGGCACAAAAACTGATTATGCAACTGGAAATAATCCGGGATATATTGCGTTTGACAGCTATACAAATTCTGTTTGGGTTGTAAATATGTCAGATGATACGGTTTCAAAAGTAAATATTACAGATGGAACAAAAACTGATTATCAAACTGGAATTGATCCTATTGGAATATGTTTTGATAGTGTAACTAATTCTGTATGGGTGCCAAGTTCATTAGAAAATTCAATTTATAAAATAAATGTAACAGACGGCACATCTTTATCATTTGCAGTTGGACAATATCCACTAGATGTAACATTTGATCCAGTAACAGAATCGGTTTGGGTGTCAAATGCTAATGATCAGACATTTAGCCGGGTAAATATAAATACAGGCGCAGTAGAGTATTCGGCTGATACAAGCCCATTGCATTCTGTATTTGATACAACTACTGAATCTGTATGGGGTGTAATTAGCAATACAAATACATTAATACAATTAAAAGTTACAACAGGGTCTACATATTGGCCTGTAAAAAAATATCTATATTTCAATGGAAAGCATTTGGTAACTGATGTTACAGCAACGCTATTTAGCATTGATTCATCAACATATAAAAATGGGGATGGTTTAATTAGGATAGTGCGCTCTTTCCGCGCCCCCGCTTCTGATATGAAGCGAGTAGCACACCACACAATACAGGTTGATTGTGAGGTTGGTATCGGTGATGTATTGCTAACTGAGCCAGTTATTGCTTTGAGGTGGTCTGATGACGCTGGTAATACGTGGAATACGCCTATTGAAAGAGGGCTTGGTTTAGTTGGAGATCATGCTAAATCCGTAATATTCAGACGTTTAGGAGCAACAAAAGGATTGCCAAGGATTTACGAATTATCGTGTGATGAGAACGTAAAAATAACACTTTTAGACTGTTATTTAGAGTAAACTGATTTATAATGTAAGTGCTTACTAGCAGGAGGTCATATGAGTTTTTTTAGCGCATTAACAGGGGCTGACACATCCAGCGCAATAGAATCTGGCAGCAGAATGCAGCAAGATGCTGCAAGACGCTCTGAAGAGATCATGCGCCAAGAGCGTGAGCAAGGTAGGCAAGATGTTGCGCCTTGGCTACAGGCTGGACGAAGAGGTTTAGAAGAGCAACAGAACCTTATGGGTTTCGGTGGTGATACCGCTGGAGCCATGAGAGCCTTGCAATCTTCACCAGGTTATCAATTTAGTCGCAACCAAGGAATGCAAAATTTCAATGCCAGTCTGTCTGCTAGAGGCGGAATGGGTAGCGGAAAAGCGATGGCGGCAGGTCAAAATTACGTACAAGGAAGAGCGTCTCAAGAGTACGGGAATAGACTTAGCCAGCTTTCCGGATTGTCAGAGCAAGGAAGATCAACTGCAACAGGTCAAGCGCAAGCCGGTGAACGATTTGGCAGTAATCTAGGTAATTTATGGACAGGTGCCGCAAATGCGCGAGCCGCTGCTAGAATGGCTGGAGCGCAAGCTAATCAATCTGGACTAATGGGGCTTGCTCAGTTGGGTCTAGCTGGATATAGCGCATTTAACGCGCCTAGATCTGCGCCACGCGAAGTACCACAGCAAGCACCATATACACCATCATGGTAAGGATTAATCATGCCACTTAGCACCGATATATATCAAAATGCAGGACAGCAAAGCCTAGCTGGTGGATTAGCTGGTGCAATTAATCAATTCACTGAGCAACGCGCCAGATTATCTGATTTAGCCCGTCAACGCGAGCAACAAGACATCACGCAAGGTTATCAAAACCGCGCATTGCAACGTGCTGAAGAGGCTATCCCTGCACAGCAAGCTGAAACGCAAAGACAGAAAATGGAAAAAATAGGCCGTGAACTTGATTTAGGTATTTATACCCGCCTTCAAAGTGGTCTACCTAAAGAAGCTGTGGCACAGTGGGCACAAGAGGCTGGCACACAAAATGGCCTAAAACCGGAGCAAATACAAGCTGGGATTGCTCCAATGATGCAGATTCAAGAGCCTGAAAAGCTGCTTAGTTATTACCAGCGCAGTGCCATGCCTCAAGAATACATGAAGGCAGAGCTTGAGGCGCAGTTTAGAAAGCAAGAAAAAGTTGATGAAGGAAGCCCTGTTACAGTTATGCAGCAAGGTAAGCCAATGACAATAATGTCTAAATCTGGCCGTATTGTTGGCGAGGCGGTGCCAAAGCAGGATACTACTCTTGTTCAAGTTCAACTTCCAACTGAAGAAACTATATATCAACCACGATCATCTGCTGCTGGAATGGCCGTTCCTCAAAAGGCTGGGAAAGGCGGAACTCCTGAAGATATTGCGGCGGCTAAAGAACAGGCTTCTTTATCATCTCAACAGGTATTAGATCAAGCAGAAAAGTTATTTAAACATCCCGGAAGGGGTGCGGGTACCGGTGCATCTTCATGGATGGGTAATATTCCCGGAACTGAAGCAAAAGGCTTTCAAGCTAATCTTGAAACATTTAAATCTCAAACTTTCCTCCCTATGGTGTCGGCTCTTAAAGGAATGGGAGCATTGTCTGACGCTGAGGGTAAAAAGATTACTGCCTCAGTTGGTGCATTAGATCCACAAATGCCTGAGAAAGAATTTGAAGAATCAATCAAGGATACGACAAGATTTTTATTTAGCAAGGCCAAGGCCGCAGGGTTAGATGTCCAATTGCCTTCATTCATGGGCTCTGAATCGCAAAAAGTAAGCCAGTCATACGAAGGTGATAAAGAGGCTCGTTATCAAGCATGGAAAGCTAGACAAGGGAAATAAACATGGCTACCAACGAAGATGAAGAATTCGAATTTAGATTACGCGCTGAGCAGGAGGCACAAGCACAGCCATCTGTTATGGATAACTACGGAGAGCCAGATACTCAGGCGGCATTAAAAGAAACAATGCAAGAGCAATCATGGCCTGAGCGGCAACTTGCTGGTATAGGATCAAGTCTTGCTAAAAATTACTATGGTGCAAAACAGCTATTAAAAGGTGGGACATTATCACCTGAAGACCAGCAAGCGGTTAAGGATTGGTCAACCATTGAACAGGAAGCTCCTATAGGGGCTATAGCTGGTAATATAGGTCAGATGTATCTAAGTGGAAGGACGCTTGGCGCTGTTCCAATGCTAGCCCCAGCTGGACAAGCTTTAATGATGCCTAAAACATTAGGACAGGCTGCTGGTACTGGTGCTGCATATTCTGGGTTGCAACCTACTGAGCAGCAAGGAGCTGAAGGGCTTGCAGAGAGGGGTAAGCAATCCTTATTTGGAGCTGGTGCAGGGTTGTTAGGTTATGGAACTGCAAAGGGATTAGGAAGAACGCTAGCTCCTGAAACAAGCGCAGAAATTCAGTTATTGCAGAAAGAAGGTATCCCTACAACACTTGGTCAGACATTAGGTGGCGCATCTCAAAAGATGGAAAGCAAAATGACGAGTGTAATCGGCATGGGTGACCTTATTGCAAGCAAGCAAAGCAAAGGAATTGACGCTTTAAACGTCGCTGCTTATAACAGAGCACTTACACCAATAGGTGAAAAATCATCTGGTAATGTTGGCTTTAAAGGAGTTGAGGAGGTACATAAAAAACTTTCAAATAAATATGAAGACTTGACAAGCAGAATGTCATTTAAACCAGATGATCAATTCCCTGCTGATTTGGCAAAAATACGCTCTATGGTTGATGAGCTTCCTGAGCAGTACGGCGGCATGTATGACAAGATGATAAATAGGATTGTCGCAAGCCGTATTACGCCACAAGGTAATATGAGTGGTGAAACATTAAAATCTGTTGAGTCAGAAATGACAAAGCAAATCTCAAAACTACGCACAGGACAGCCATCATATGAGCACATTGAAATAGCTGATGCACTTGAAGCAGCACAATCTGCAATTAGGGATAATCTTGCACGTCAAAATCCTACATGGGCCAAAGAACTTTCAAAAGTAAATGAAGGATGGGCAAATTATGCAATTATCCGTGATGCTGCTTCAACTGCTACTGGTCGTAAAGGTGGTGCATTTACTCCAGCCAATCTTGCATCCGCTGTAAGCGCAGGTGCTAAAAGGGGATCAGGACAAGCCGCTGGGAAAGGTAAAATTTCAGAAGGGAGGGCATTAATGCAGGACTTATCATCTGCTGCCGAAAATAGGCTTGCCCCTGCTTATCCTGATAGTGGTACCGCTGGAAGAATATGGCCTAGCGTTGGAGCTGGAATTGCCGCAGGTGGTACCGGATTGGCAACTGGTTTATTGCCGCTTGCTGGGCTTGCCGCTCTCGGATCTACACCTTATTTATCAAGTAATTTAACACGCAAACTTTTAACTCAGCGTCCTGAATTATTACGACAGGCTGGTGGTCGATTATCTGAGCTTGCGCCTTATGGTGGTCTTATTGGCATAGGTGCATCACAATGAGCGCGGCAATGTGGTCAATAATTATCAAGCCTATTGTGTTTTTATTGTTTATTGAATTTAAGCGCAGATTTATAAAATGATCCTCCCACCACAGCCATCAAGAGAAACAGATATAAGCAGCCAGCCGTGGCAGAAATGGTTTTCGCTTATTCGGGATGCTATTAATGTGTCATCTTCAACTTCTGTAGCAACTACAGAGGCCGCTGCTGCACAAATAACATCTGCTATACAGTATGCATCACAAGATTTTATGCATGATGAACTTTCTGGGCTGAATGATGGTGAATTTTTGCACTTATCAAATACTGAGTATTCTGGACTAACTGGACTATCGCCAACAGAATTACATCAACATGACTTTGATTTTGTCACATTCCCAGTAGGTAACTATATTGGAACACCAGATCATATTTATACTCTGCAAGAGTTAATGGATCATGAATGGTCTGCTGGCGTTGTAGACGGTTGCGCACTAACAGACAACGGCGATGGAACTGTATCTATTGCTGCTGGCGTTGGTGTAATAAGAGGAGAGGCAAACGGCCATACTACACTATACGGCGTAACTATAGCAGAACAGTTAAATATTGCCATTACCAATGATGCAACAAATTATATATATTTAGATTATAACGCTGGCGCACCTATATTTTCAGTTAGTACTTCATTAACATCATTTAATTGCATGGATAAGTGCATTGCTTATATGGTTCATCGTTTAGGAACCGTAATAAACTATGTCGATGCACGTGAACAAAACGTCGATAGTAATAGAAAAATAAGGCAGATGTTCCTAAAGTTTTCGAGATTTATTCATTCTTCCGATGGGACGACAATAGGATCAAATGGCCTCGCATTAACACTTACAGCTGGATCATTCTTTTTCATGCTGCAAGAAATTACACATGTTGCTTTTGATACGTCTGTTGCTGGAACAGCGAATGAAAATGTATTCACATTATGGACTGTTGCTGGAAGCACTTGGACTGCCACAGCAAGTTCAAAAGTTATAAATACAACTCTTTATAATGATACTGCAACTGGCACAGTAACATTGGGAAATAATAATTTTGGCGTTTCATGGGTATATTTAATCAATAACAACCCATCTGAATTACATGTAGTTATGGGTCAGGCAGAATACCCTAATATAGCAAGCGCACGAGTTGCATCACCTCCAATTCTTGTTCCTACAATAGTCAGTGGGTTGGGCGCCTTGGTAGGGTTCGTTATTTATGAAAAATCTGTCATTACTTTTGATAACGTATATTCAGCTTTTACACAGGCATTTACTCCTGGACTAGCTACAACACATAACGGATTATCTGGATTGCAAGGTGGTACAGTAGGCGAGTACTATCACCTAACTTCAGCACAAGCTACAGACTTAACTGATGGCGGGCAAACAACGTTACACAGCCACTCTGCAAGCCCAACAAGTAATATAATATCAGTACCGACTACAATTCCTGCTGATAATAGTTATGTAGTAATAAGTTATTTGCAGGTAGACTCTGATTTAACAATTAATGGTAATTTAATGGTGATAGGATAATGGGACAACAATTACTACCAGAAGGCGCATCACCTTCAACCCCAGCAGCTGGGTATGTTTCTATTTATGCAAAAACTGATGGTAAAATTTACAGCAAAGATGATGCAGGAACTGAAACAGTTATTACGCATGATGCTGCTTTATATGCTTTACTTGCTGGCTCTGCATCTCAAACATTCGCGGTAGCCACAGCAACAGCAGATACTCATGCTGTGCCTAAGTTACAGCTTGATACTGCAATAGCAACGGTATCAACAACAACAGAAAAACTCCCCGCAGGAACCTGCACACAAGCTGGAGGCGCATTAACATTTGTAATGCCCGCCTGCACTTACGATTTCCGCAACCCTACACTAACCAGCGGCGCAGTCACTCAGGTTAGCGGAACGCCTGCAGACTTAGTCCTTCCTTCTGGTGGAACGCTAGGATCAGTTACAACTGTATCAGCCAGAATTGTTAGACTTCTTATTAACAACGCCGGTACGATGGAACAGGCAATTATAAATATTTCAGGCGGAAATGATCTATCCGAAACTGGAGTAATTAGCACAACTGCGATTGGAACTGGATCAGACTCAGCAAACGTATTCTATTCAACAACTGCTAGGACTAACGTCGCATATAGGGTTGTTGGCACTGTGGATGCAGTAAATACTGCCGGAGCATGGGGATCACCTACTTTAGTACAGGGTGCTGCTGGTAATGCATTAATTAATATGCAGACAACTAGTATGGTTAGATTAAATACAGCAAATGGATATGGATCAACAAATACTAAAATAAGAAGATTTACCAATGTAGTAGTAAATCAGGGATCTGATATAACATATGCAGATAGTGCAACACTCGGATCATCATTTACCATAAATACAAGTGGCAGATACGCGGTTGTTTATTCTGATAACTTTGCATCAGCATCACAAATTGGTATCTCTTTAAATACAACACAGCCCACAACTAGTATATCTGCTATAACTGTTGCAGATATACTTGCATTGTCAGGTACATCTGCTGCGGCATACTCTGTAAATTGCACTGTTACAGCTTATTTACTAGCTGGGAGCATTATTAGGCCGCATAATGATGGAGTTGCCGCATCTTCAAATCCTGTATTATTTACAATAACAAGGGTTGGATAAAATGAAAATTGCATTTATAGATTCTTCTGATGGATATTATGAATACGACAGTATTAGCGGAGAAATACCATCATGGGCTGAGTCAATGACACAAACACAAGTTCGACAAATTTCGTTGCAACTGCGAAAAGATGAAAAATGGTCTCAAATAAAATCTAAGCGCGATGATCTACAGCTAAACGGTGGTGTAAAAGTTGGGTTAAACTGGTTTTTAACCACTGAGCGCGCTGTTGGTGAATATACTGTACTTGCAGTTAGATCAACATCATTACCAACTAACACAGTACTTCGTGCAGGCTGGAGAACAATGAACGGTACTTTAGTCGATATGACTCCAGCATTGGTTGCTCAGATCTTGGATGCTGGGTTTGCTCAGATAGCTGCAATTGATACCGTATCGCAAAATCACAAAGCAGCAATGGAATTAAGCGCAACACCTGAAACTTACGACTTTTCGGCTGGATGGCCTGAGGTGTATATCCCATGAAAATTGCAATAATCATTAATACAAAAAGCATATCAGGTAGGCTTACTAAGTTCTTCACCGGCTGCTATGCCTATCACGTGGCATGGGTCGATGTTGAAGCTGGCCTGATGTATGACATGAACCTATTGCGCCGTCGCAGGAAGTGGCCTCACTATGAGCA